GATACCGAAGCACAGCATAGCGCCGCAGTAGATGCAGCAGAAGCACAGCGCCAGTCACTGATTGATACTGCAATGGCTTCAATCAGTCTGATTCAGCTGAAATTGCAGGCCGGACGTAAACTGACGCAGGCAGAAACAACCAGCCTTAACGCTGTGCTGGATTACATTGACGCGGTGACGGCAACAGATACCAGCACCGCGCCGGATGTCATCTGGCCTGAACTGCCGGAGGCGTAGGCCATTCAATATCTGGCGCACTGGCGGTATCGACCAGCTCCAGTGCGTCCAGATAATCCAGCCACAAATTATATTGAGACAGTTCCTCACCTTTCAGACGACCAATAGCCGCTTTACCAGGCCATTGTTTACTGTTCATATAATTGTTAGCCTGATTAATCAATTGCTGCTTTTCCAGTTCGGCTGCAGCAATCTGTTCCTCATGTGTTGGTGGTGGTATATCCACCCAAGCAGGCATCCCGTCATCCCCCACACCAATAGTTTTTCCTTCCGGTGGCTGTCCGGTAAATTCGGCTGATACCTCATCAGAAACATCAATACCATTCTCAGGCCACATGCCACTTTCCTGATATTCAGTCTGGAGTGCATAAGCCAGCAGCCGCACATTATTTACATCCCAGATAAAACCATGAATGCGGGGCGGCTCCGGAAGAGTCTTATCTTCATTTTTAGTCGTCATGATTAATATCCAATAGCCAGAAAATAAACATCAGAAAGATTAGAGCCAGGGCTTGTGCCTGACGTTAAGCACGTTACGGCATCAAAACCTGTTGTTGTGGCTGATTCGCAGGATGTCACAATTTGCGCATAAGTTGCCTTGGTGCAGAAAACACCCCAGATATTCGTCGGGAACGGTGTCGAATAGGTGACAGGGATTGTTGTCGGCATACCAATTGATGTTGAGTTGGCAAGCCTACGCCGAAAGACCTGGATAATTAAACCATTGGGAAGTTTAGCTAACAGATTGTCAGAGCCTTTCCCTGTAAGCTGGAAATAACTCATATCAGGTATTTCAAACGATTGAGTATTACCGACATTACGGCCAGATGCTGTACCGAGATCTCCCAAACCAAGGTTTTCGAGAGCCGTTGGTACTGTGCCGTCCGATTTGATATCACCAAACGGATTCTTGCGGCTTAACAGCAGCGCACGAAGCGCGGTAAGCAACTGGTCGTGCCGCTCCTTCTCCAGGCTGGCACCGGAGGCCTCCACCACGCTGCAGAGTTCTTCCTGCAACATGTCAAAGTAGTCATCATCCAGATCGGTGGCAGGCGTGCCGGTCTGGGGGTTACCACGGGTAAAACCGTTCTTACCCGCGCCGAACTTATCCTTCTGCGCGGTTTTCGTGTCTATGCGATGCATGGATTACTCCGGATATTTAAAAATTACGTAGGTATGCGACGGGCAGAGTTTGTTAAGCACACACTCGACAACGGTGTCGCCCCAGATACGCAATGCGGAATCACAGGGATCGCCACATGTCATCCAGGTGGTGTTGGTGGCGGCTGGCATGTTGACCTGCCAGTAATACCGCCATTCCGGCGCATTCACTGCGTCAGTACAGGCAGATGAGCAGGTGAACGTGCTTTTATCGTATCGCGTGATAGTGGCGTCTGGTCTGCCCAGGGCAGCAAGCTGTGCAAGGTAAAAATCCTCATTGATGCCGCCCGCCAGATTAACCTTCGCATCCAGCCGTTGCTGACGCTGGCGAAGGGTCTGTGTCCCTGCGGGAATACATTCATCCGGCAGACCGCACAGACGCTCCCAGCGGTTTATCAGTTCAGTGGTGGTGCGCGGATCCAGCTCCCGCATCAGGGCATCCGCACGCTGATGAACGCGGGTTAATGACGGTGCCGCACCGGCAATCGCCGGATCGCTGACTGACCACGCCGGACCGGGCGGCAACAGTGCCGACAACAGACGGATATAATCATCGTTTGTCACGTCCATGAAATCGTCCCCAGAACTGCCAGTTCATTTTTTGCAATGGAGATATTGTCCGCCGGGGCAAGCAACTGATGACTGTATTCCCCGTTCGCACCGGAAATCGCTTCACTGATACGTGACACCTTCAGTTCTCCCTGCGGATAACCATCACGCAGCAGGAACGAACGCAACTCGGCGGTGATGGCAGCCCGTATTTCCGGTGTGTCCGGCGTCACGCGGATATGAAAATCCACTTTATGCGCCACCGGCCTGAATACATACAAATCAGAGCCTGCCACCGGGGCCAGTGGCCCGATATGTTGTCTTGCCGCCGTTTCCGTTGACTCTTCCGGAATGGGATTAATCAGGTCACTGCTGGCAATCATCACACCGACAGTTCCCGTCCCCATCCAGTGACGGTATGTCCATGCGCGGGTAATGCCGGGTACTTCTTTAGCCCAGACGACATAGTCCCCGTCAGCCCCGCCCTGAGGCGTCCAGTAATACCGCTCAATGACGCGGGCGCGCCACGTTTCCAGCTCTTCAGTATCAAATCCGCCTGTCAGGGTGTCAGCCACACCGGAAGACGGCAGACCATTCACCGGCGTGACCAGGATTAATGCCGTACCGTCGTCAGCGTTACCGACCGCGCCTGTAGTTGAGCAAGTGATCGGCACACGCAGGACACCACCGGAGCTGGTTGCATCGGCAGTTGCCGTGTACTGAACCAGGTCATCGCGCTGAATCACGCTCCCGGCAGTCACCTTCAGGCCATCGCTGACACCTTCCCAGCGCATATACCCGCTGGCAGCCGTGGCCCCCTTGCGCGGACACCGTTTCATCGCAGCATGTCGCGCCAGCCAGGACTCATCGCACAGGTCAGGCAGCATATTCATTGCCAGATAATCGATGTACCCGTAAACCGTATGCAGCGCTGCCGCATACACCTTTGCCCGCACGTCTTCATCCATGCGCCGGAGCGTGTCGCTGACGTCCAGCCTGGCGAATAAATCGTTACGGAGCATACTGATATTTTCTGCCAGCGTCGGGCGCTGAAATTCACTGTCCGCCATGCGTTATCGCACTCCACAGATCATCAAAAGAAATCATTACCGGTCCGTCACGACGCCAGAGAGTGATACTGTTACCCAGTTCATTAATCCCGGTGCGGCGGATATCCAGATCAATACGGGACACCACGCCGTCATCAATCATCCATTGCAGGCATTCGCGGATATACCCCCTTACCGTCTGCACCAGCTGATTGGTCAGTTTGCTGCGCTGAAGCAGCCACAGTCGGGAGCCGTAACGGTCATTCTGTACCGCAGGCCAGGTATCCCCCCACCATCCCATCGGGACGTCGGCGTTGTCATCAGGCTCCGCCCGCCGCCAGGTAAACAGGGAAATCACCACGGCGCGGGTCAGCGGATCCAGCGGTGCGCTGGCGCAGGTGCGTTTACCGTTCACCGTCAGCCACAGTTCCATCATGCCTCCATCGCTTTATCAGGTTTGTCGGTGTTACTGCCCTGACCGTTCTCTCTGTGACGATGCCCGTTATAGGCAAGCCGCATCGCTGACATGGTGGTGCCGCCGGAGTCGCACAGGTCTTTCACCTGTCCTGTCACTTCCAGGTCCATTTCAAAACGTGCTTTAGGTGAATTGCGAAACGTGATCGTTTTACCTGCACCGTCCACCACGATCCCCTCCCGGGTCAGCGTCACGGACTGCCCCTGATCGTCATAGACAGCCACCTCACCCGTCTGCAGCCCTTTCAGGCGGTAGCGCCGGTCCGACACCGTAACAACCACCGCATGAGAACGGTCGCCATCCGGAAACAACACCACCGCTTCCGCACCGCTGTTTGCCCTTGCGGTAAAACCGTAGGGTTCAAGATGTTCAACCCCGGCTTTGGGTTCACCGGCAATCAGGGACACATCCACGGTCTGACATTTCGTGGCGGCACTGATGCTTTTCACCACGGCCCGCCCAATCAGGCCGAGGAGTTGTCGCTGCATGGCTTCAATCGTCCTCATCAGAACGGGTCCTCCTGTACTCTGGCTTTTTTCTTTTTCCGCGCGCCGGGGGCTTCGGGTTCAGGCAGATAAGCATCAGGCGGGCCGACACGGATTTCCGTCAGGGTGCCGTTCTGGTCCTGAGTAAACGTGACTTCCGAAACAAGCAGTTCGGTATTGTCGAAACCACAGACCGGATCAAAGACAATCACCCGCTGGTTGGGCTGCCACAGCGTACCGTTACCCTGTCGCCAGCCCTGCACCACATAGGTGGTTTCATCCGTCCGCGCCGCCCGTTGTCGGGCTTCAAAGTCCGCACGCGCAATACAGCCTGCCCCCGTGGCCTGCCCTGTCTGCCTGATATACATCGGACGGTAACGGGCAATAAATGCGTCCTCTGTGCGGGCCCGCAGCGCGGTGGTGGTGGCCTCACCGAAATCATCGTCGTTTCCGGCACGCTGCCCCGCCACCTGGTAAACAGAAAACCGCTCCCGGATACTCTTCTCCGTATCGCAGGAAAGGATGTTTTCCCCGAGTACCAGCGCAGTATGTGCCCGCGTTGAGCCAATACCGCCAATCACCAGCCTGCCGTGCGGGTCGTCGTAAGCCAGTGCCTGCTGCTGACCGAGTATTTTGTTGATTACCTCAATCACCGTTTCACCGTGATCAGGCTGAACATCAGGAATAACACCCGACGGCGCACCGCTGTTCACCACCTCAATGCCGAAAGGCGCAGCAAGCGCCTGCGCAATCTGTACCAGCGATCGTCCGTTAAACTGTGTCGGTTCGGCTGCACAGTCAATCAGGTCAGCGGTCAGACTGCGTCCGGCAATACCGGTGCTGACCGAACGGGCATCGTAACGAACGGGCGTCGCCTCCACCCAGCCGGTGATCACCAGCTCATCACCAATCAGCACCTCCACTTTTGAACCGTTTTTAATGCGCGGCTGAAGCGTGGTAATACCCTCATCTCCCGGCCACTGGCGGGTGATCTCCACACTGAAATCCCGCGCCAGCCGTTCAATACCGGCACCGATGCGCACCGATGTCCAGCCATTCCACTCCCGGCCATTTACCCGTAGCGTGACATTGTCGTTCATTGCACTGGCACCTTCAGAGGGATCACCGGCACAAAGCCGGGATGCGTAATGGCATTACGCCGGATAATGTCCGCGTCACGCGCCGCGTTATCAAACCAGGTCGCCGCCAGCACCAGCGCGGGTAAAACCTCATCCGGTGTGCGCTGAATGATCCGTGCAGACTGTTCAAGGCGCGTATTGATATCCGCATTCAGATCTGCTTTCACCCGGCGCAGCGCCAGAAACAGCGCATCACTGGTTGTACGGGACAACTCCTTATCAATTGCCGTATTCAGTGTGTCGCGAATGTCAGTCAGTTCTTCCCACGTCGGCAGTTCAACCGTGTTTTTCACCGCCGGTGCATTGTTCAGTGCCGGATGCGTGACGGAAGGCCAGCCAGTGCTCTGCGCAGGTGTTGTTGCCTGCCCCACTGCGGAATTCTGCATCACCGCGGAAGTTGTTGGCGCAGGCAATCGGGTGACGGCATACGCCGCTTCGCTGATTGCGGTCGTACGAAGGGTGCTGGCAACCACGTTACGCTGCTGCGTCGCCGTGGCGGTGGTTTTACTGTCCGTTTTCCAGACGCCGCGCGGTTGCAGATCGCTGCCGAGGCTGACACCGGAAAGCGTTTTGATCATGGTGACCAGGTCGCTGGCGTTACCATAAAGGCGTTTCCCGGTACGCCACATTTTCTGCACCTGCTCAACGAAGTTTTTGCCTGACGATGGCGGAGGCAGAAGTACCGAGATATCCCCCTGCAACAGTCTGGCGGCATCCGATACGGCAGAATCCACCACTTTCATCGCATCAGAAACATACCCAAGCATTGTGCTGGCATTACCGACGACGTCGTTCTGCACAAAATCCGCCACGCCATCGATACTGAAACCACTGAAACTGTCACTGATGCAGTCATCCAGTGCAGAACAGGATGACATCAGCGTCTGCGCCGTCGCCGCACCTGAAGTGGGGTAAGAGAGTTCTCCCGCTTCGACAAACTTCAGGTCAAAGCGGACAATACGCCCTTCACTCTTCGATGTGCTGACCCGAACTTCTCCGTCAACACAGACTTTCAGCTCACCGTAAGTCGGATGGACAAGCGTGCCGGGACCGGGTTTATTCAGCGCGTCAATCAGGCGATCGCGCTGGTCAAAGCAGTCATCTCCCACCACATAAGCTGTGATGGACGGGCGGAAAGTGATTTTCCCCAGGTCTTCGGTATAGGGTTTGTCGCGGTTCGGGTATTCGTGCGTTTCCACACGACGACCGGTTCCCGCACTTTCTTCTTCAACCTTAAACGGCACACCACGAAATGACGCGTCCTGAAGTCTGTCTTTCCACGTCATATAAACTCCGTACATAAAAAATCCCACCGGAGTGGGACTCATTAACAGATTAATTTTTCATTACCTGCCAAAGCGCGTATAGCCAACATCATGGCTGACATCAAAACCGCTGGATCGCGTTTCCATAACCCGCATACCCGGAGGCGAATTCACAAAAGAGACCTTGATCTCACCATCAACTTTTGGCGCAGAAGCTTTGTTAATCATGAAGGGATTCGGGCCTGTGGCATCGGAGGCGTTGTTTGCCTGAGCCGGATCCACCGCCGGATAAGGTGTGTATCCCCGCGCCGGTATTCCCGTCCCATAAGCATCATAAGCACCCGCGCCCCACTGCGCAGAGTTAATGGCATCGACCGTGTCACCGGAACTGTCGGTAAACCACTCAATAATTGGCTTCAGCTTGTCCCACATATCCTGAAACCACTTAACAACCGGCCCCCAGTTATTGATCACCATCCCCAGCGGCGACCAGGCAAAAACTTTCTTAAGGAGTTCCCAGCCGGCCTCAAAATAAGGACCAATGGTTTCCCAGAGTTTCTTAAAATAAGGTCCGACAACATCCCAGTTAGTGATAATTAATCCCGCAGCCAGGGCTATCGCCGTCGCAATCATGCCAATCGGCGTCATCGACATGATCCTGCTGACAATACTGATGGCACCGCCAACGCCCATCAATCCCAGTTTCAGAATCGCAAGACCGGCAGCAAGCCCGACGACGCCGCGAATAACCCGGGGATTTTCATCCGCAAACTTCGTGAATTTCTCCCCCAACTCCCCCAGCCATTGCGTGATATTTTTAGCGTCACCAGAAAATGCGCCGCCAATAGCTGCAAGACCGTTAGTTGCGGTCCCCGTCATTGCCTCCCACAGGTTGGACAGCGTACCAAGCTGTGCCTGAACACGTTTATTCAGGCTGGCCTGTTTATTCATCTTCTGCTGGATCTGATCGTAACCATCCTTCCCTTTATCGATCAGAGCATTGACCACCTGAAGGGTTTCGGCATCATCACCAAATATTGCCTTAAGTACACCTGTTCGCTTAACGTCGGTCAGTTTTCGCAGCTTTGCCAGTTGCCTGAACATGTTATCAAGACCGCCAAAACTCCCTTTGCCGTCAGTAAAATCGAGCTGCACTCCGAGTTTCTGGCGGGCCATAACTTTATTAACGTCCCTGATTTTCTTAACGCTTAATCCGGACTGGATAACTTTTCGCAGGGCATTACCTGCCGACTCCCCGTTCATCCCCATCTGATCCATCATGACGCTGATGGGGGCAAGGCTCTGTGCAGCCTGAAGACCATCCTTGTTCACCATCTTCAGAACAGAACTGGTTTTAGTGAAGAAGGACAACATGTTGGTATCGTCAACGCCCAGATAAAACGCCTTCTGGATAGTGTCGAACAGCCCCATCATGTCTTCTGACGCCGTTCCGGTAGCATCCTGCATCTTTGCAGCAAACTCAGCAGCCGCTTCCGGTGTTTTTTTCAGTTGTACCGCAAGATAGGCTGTCGCTTTACCCACACCACCCAGAATGTTTTCTGCCGGGATCCCCTGACGCACCAGCATCTGCATCATGTTCTGGAAATCAGCCGTTGTACCGGGTAGCTGGTTACCCAGGCCAATAGCCAGTTTATTGATGTCCTGAAAGCGCTTTCCGACCTCACCGTTCGCATCCATCATGGCAACTTTCAGCCCGGTGGCGGCGTTTTCCTGATCGGCATAAGATTTCAGGGAAAGCGTCAGACCCGCAGCCAGTCCGCCACCAAGCGCCAGCCCACCCTGTGACGCTTCTTCCGCCTGGCGTTTAAATCCCCGGATTTTCTTTTGCATTTTCGACAGCGCGGGAGAAAGCCTGTCGACACCGGTGATCAACGCCTTAAGCTCAAATTCAGCCATGTGTGCGTTTCTCCTGCTCTATCCTGTTTGCCTGACTGACCAGTAAGGGAATTTCACTGATCGGCATATTCAGCAATTCGAAGGGATTAATGCGCCAGTAGCTGGCGCAGTCAAAGAAGCGATCAGTGAGGTATTCAGCCGTCAGGCCTGGAGGAAAAAACCAGCCACAAGCCACGCCGCTGCATTCAGGTCTGCCGGAGACATCTGGTCGACAGAGTTTTGCGGCACTTTCGCCAGCCGCACAATGTATTTCGATACCACATGCGCCAGAAGTCTGACGGACTCATCCTGATTCATCTGGTAGGGATACCCCAGCTCGCGGACATCTTTCCCGGTGGGCTCATCAAACTCCAGTACGGAGAGTGTCTCGCCATGAGCGGTAATCGGTTTCTTTAACTCAAGCTCTTTCATTACTGGTAATCCCCTTCTTCACCGTGGAACTCAAGATCGACCGTGCCTTCTTCGGCATTATGGTTCGCTTCGCCGTGCAGCCAGGCAGACGACAGTACATAGACCTGACCGTTCGCCAGCTCGGCAGTGATGGTCATCTCATCAGACGAGGTGATTTTGCTCACCGGAAAATTCTTCGGCACCTTGAAGGTCCCTTTGACATAGGGCGCACGGTGAGTTTCCTTGCGGTCCACTGAACCGTCCAGGCCGATGATGTCATCATTGACCGTCCTGTTCATGGGCACCTCAATGCCGCCGGTCAGCGATAGCTGCTGACCGTCAATTTTGAAATAACAGGTTCCCCCGATACGGGCCATTATGCAGACTCCTCTGAATACTGAAGACGGAACTGGTTAACCACGGCAAAGACACGCAACTGGTTAACATAGTCAGGCGGGAACAGCGTGTTCAGGCGGTTCGGATCGCTGGCATCACGCTCCACAACCAGGTACTGCTTAAACAGTTCGTAGTTTTCCACGATCCCCGCACGCTCGAGCTGACGGTAGGTTGCCAGCAGTTCCCCTTTGATCACCGCCGGGGTGACAATCGCCTGACCGGGACCAAAGCGGGTACCGTCACTGGCAAGCTTGTGACGCCCGTACTTACTGGTAATGACGGATTTCAGTTTGCGCAGTACATACGCACTGGTATGCAGCGTCTCGCTGTCGAGGTAGCTGTTATCCGCAACCCCGTAAGCATTTTTCCTGTACGTGGTGACATCACGCTGAATGCGTAGCCCCCCGCTTTCGACATACGCCGTTGCCACGCCATGAGACAGCAGGGTCTGCTGCTCGGTCATCGTGAACCGTTTCCCCTTCGGCGCAGGCAGCATACCCACCAGCTCACCGGTCTGCGTGGGACGTGCCGGATCGTTGCGGATAAACACCGCTGCGCGGGCGGTACGGCTTGCCGCCAGCTCGTCGGCAGGCGTCTGGGTCTCTTTTTCGTACCCCGCCAGGGTGATGTGTTGCTGGTTAAACTGGTCACCTGCGTTCACCAGTTCTGACAGTGTGCCGGTCTTTGCCGTATACACATGACCATACAGCTGACGCGCATAGCTCCAGCGACCGCTGGCATCGTTCATCTCGGTCACCAGCGTGTTAACGGAGGCCGTGTCGTTGAACGGCAGACCGATATAATCAAACGGCTCATCCGCCATTGCAGCCACCGCGCCGGTGAGAACCGGAGCGCCCGTTCCGGCGGTCCCCGTCGCCACGGCAATCTGTACGCCCGCTGGCAGCACTTCACCCCCACCGAAGCCGTAGTAATTGAGGCTGACAGGAATTTCATTCCCGCAAAGCCCCTTATGACGCGCGGTCAGCGTGACAACACCAGCCGAAGATGAAGCTGTAAACGGCAGAGTCGGAACGGCATTGATGGCATCCTGGATACTGCTGGCAATCGTCGTGACGTTATCGCCGTTGGTCACCGGAGCCTGCACGCGGGTACGTCCCACATAGACATTCACCGTGCCGCTTTCGGTTGCTTCCCCGGTCACCGTCAGCGTAACCGTTGCCGCCGCGCCTGTGGCTTCCGGAACGGCAATCACATACAGCTCGCCAAACGGGTCAGTCTGGCGATAAGCCTCGACCATACGCGCCAGCTGACTTCCCGCACCACAAATCTGGCGTGCATAGTCTGCCGACGGCATCAGTACCAGACTGTTGGCAACAATCTCTGCACCGTTATTGGCATGACCAATCAGCAGCGATGCTCCGCTGTCCTGTGCAGTATTCGCCGCCTGGTTATCCATTTCCGCATAAAACAACGGAACCAGCGTATTCGACGGAATGGTGTTAAAGCTTATCGTCATCGGTATTCACCTTTTTATTCACGCGCCGGATATCACCCGCTGCTTCACGGCGCAGCCAGTAGTTGTTCTCGTCAACATTTCGCCCTTCGGCGGGCAAAAGGTCGCCGCGGGCAGGGTCAGGAACTGACCGCCCTTTAACAGGTTTGACAAACATGAGGATCCTCAGGAAGGAAGGGTTATTTCGGTGTGATGTTCGATATCGCCGTCAGGCCCGTTACCGGGCTCGAGATAATCAACATCAATCGCCAGCGTTTGCAGTTCATCCAGACTGTTCAGATCATCCTGCTGGCGGGTATCGTCTTCGGTCAGCTCGCTGATGATCGAAAAATCGAACTGATAAATCAGCTCATGACGATTCAGATCCAGCAGCGTGCCGCCGTCATAGGTAATCGGGTTACCGCACGCTTCCGGGTTCCAGCCCAGCAGAGCCTTAAAGAGCATCTGCCGGACATCGTCCACCACATCATACGAGGCAAACTGACCGCGCTCATCACGCCCGTTACTCAGTATGACAACCACGGAGAAGCCCTCTTTCAGCTCCTGCCAGTAGTCGGTCTGGCTTTTGTTTTCTCCCGGAGAGTCATCACCCGGTACCACATACGCCGCCGGGAGTCTCAGCTTTCCGACCTCCGGCAGATTTTTGAACTGTGCCGCGCCTGCCACCCGGTTTTCAAAATACGGGCAGCGGGCACGCAGCGCAGCAATAACAGGCGTCAGTTTCATCTGCGTCGTCGCTCCGGCTTCAGTGATTTACGTAATTCCCGCGCCAGAAAATAGCGTGTCCAGCTGCGGTTCTTTTCAAGAGTTTCCACCATAAAGTTATTACGTGGAGCCAGCCGCCAGCCGCTGCCACCGGATGCACCACGATGATGACTACGACGACGTTTTGCTCCTCCCCGGACACCAAAAAACAGAAACGCCGGATAGAAGTCACCAGAGATCATCCGGTTCCCCTTCCCGTTGCGCTGGTTAGGGGCAATGCGTGTCATAAAACCGGCTCGCTTTTTACTGGCTCCCGGCACCATGTAACCAATCGAACGAGCCAGGCGTCCGGTCTGATAACCGGGGTTTTCACCCGGTGCCGACCGCGCACGGCGCATCACCAGCCGACGAGCATCACGCATATGACGCTGCCCAATCGTGACAAACGCCCGCCGGACACGGGCGCGGTTAAAGCGCATCTCCGCGGGCTGCTGAACATCAACGTGAAAAAAGGGAGTCGCCATTGCTGCCTCCGTGACTCTGCGTAAATTCGCCCAGCTCCGTACACTCCAGCAGCAGAAAGCGCCGCGCACCGTTCAGATCGCGCTGACGTTTCACCCGGTACACACTGTCACCGCAGACCACCTCATAATCAGCGGTGATCCCCCGGCGGTAGCGAATGGTGATGTAATGGGTGATGGCGTCTCCGGTCTGCGCGGTTTCCTGCCAGGTGGTGGCACTGGTCTGGACAACCTTCGCCCATGCCCGGAACGCAACCGGGTATTGAGGCTCCACGCCAAAGTTATCCGCGGGCATATCCACCCGCTGGCGGATCAGGACGCGTTTATTCAGTTCGCCGGGGTCCGGCAGAATGTAGGTTGCGCTGGTCTGCGCCTGACGAATTTTCATTGCGGAAAGTACCTGTACGGGCCAACAAGCCAGCCAAAACTCTGCGGCATGTCGAGTTTCTCCACTTCCGTAACCGACGAGCGGTTTTCGTAAAAATGGCTGATAAGCATCAGCATCCCCAGACGAATATCATCCGGCAGGTGTAGTCCGTCCGGGTCGCTGTCCGGAATGGTTTCATCCGGTGCATAGAGCTTCCGGTTCAGATACGTTTCCGTCCGCTTTTGCGCCGCACAGGCCAGCAGTTGCAGATGGCGGTCATCAGCATCGAAATCCTCATCCAGCCGGAGTTGGGCTTTAATCTCTTCCATTGTCAGAAGCATACTCAGCCCTCTTTACTGGTCGTGGCTTTTTTCTCTTTTGTCGCTTTACTGCTTTTTGCACTGGTTCCGCGCTCTGCTAACCCGGCCTGAAGTGCAATCTCCTGCACCCGGGCAGGAAGCGCCCCGTCGTCATACTCACCGGCCCGAATGACCTCAACACGCATACCGTCCGGTGACCATTTCAGATCTTGTTTCAGGATCATGATTCTTCACCCTTCAGAACAGGGGCGCGGTTCAGCGCCCCTGAGTGATTACGCCGCTGCAATCTTCAGCAGTTTGATGGCCTGCGAATCGACCAGCATCCCGCCGGTGCGCTTGGTGGTATAAAAACCGACAAACGGTTTATTGGTGTACGGGTCGCGCAGAATGCGGGTGCCGATACGGTCAACGATGGTGTAACCCCGTTTGAAGTTACCAAATGCAATGGCTTTCGCATCAGCGGCGATATCCGGCATCTGTTCGTTTTCAGCGATACCGTAACCCGCCAGAGAGGACGGCTGCCCCAGTTCCAGCCCCGGACGCCACAGATAGTTACCCTCGGTGTCTTTCAGCAAACGGATGGCAAACAGGCTGTTGTTGTTCATCATGAACTTCGCGCCGGTGCGGTGTGCCTTTCGCAGCGTGTAAATCAGTTTGATAATGGCGTCTGCGGTCACCCCCGTCGCTTCGCCGGATACAATATGCTGAAGTTTGCCGAACGCCCGGACCTTATCGGTTTCATCGGTGGATTCATACGCCAGGAACCCTTTCGGCTTCTTGGTACCATCGCCTGAGGTAAAGGCAATTTCTTCCTGTTCGGCAAATTCGGTTGCCAGCTCGCTGTTGATCCAGGCCTCCACGTTGAAGAAGGCATCGTCCAGCATTTTCTGGGTAGCCTGCGGGTTGCCGTAGATTTCCCCCATGAGAGGTTCAATCAGCTCCAGTCTGGAGGTGGCAGTCTGGGATCGCGTATCCGTTTCCCCCACCCATCCGGAAGCCGTACCGCCCAGATTCACCAGTTTTTTGTAGTCGGAACCGCCAACGGTGATCACCGTGGCTTCCTGACGCATCACCACTTCATCTTTCAGCAGGTTAAGAATGTTGCGATCCAGTTCTTCCGGCACGGCGTAGCCACCGTCTTCATCGGTGCCCACCTGCAATGCCTTACGCTCCAGATCGCGCAGACCGTCTTCACGGCCTTTACGCAGGAAGCCCACAAACGCCTCTTTATGCTCGGTGGCCAGTTTATTTTGCGCTCCACCTGCCGGACGTTTCAGCTCAAGCAGCTCTTTTTCAAGATCGCTTTTGAGGTTTTCCAGCTCGCTGAGTTTCCCGTTCAGGGTTTCCACCTGCCCGGCAAGTTTGCCTTTTTCCTGCTCAATCGCATCCACGCGCTTGTCGTTCTTTGCTTTGAAGTCGTCAAACTTCTGCTGCAGCTCCTGCGCGACCTGTTCGACATCTTTAATATCAACCGCCATCGTATTTCTCCTGATTAGAAGTTCAGATTTTTCAGTGCATTCAGTGCAGAGCCCACATCCTCAGCGTCGCGCAGGGACAGTGCGCCATAGCCCCCGGCCATGAATGCTTTGGCCTGGGTACGGGAGAGTCCGACATCACGCAGGACTCTTTCGATTTTTTTCTGTTCGGGGATTTCCCCGCGGGCCAGTGCGTTCTTGACGTCGCTGATCCGCGCCTCGTCGTTAGACGGGAACGTCACCAGGCTGACTTCCCAGAGGTCGATTTCTTTCAGCAGAAAGGCTTCTTTGCTCCGGTCGTATTCCCAGTCTTTCAGGACGTACCCAATAGAAAGGCCGGTTAACGAACCGGCCTTCATGTGTGCATGTGCGCGTTTTGCGAGGGGATCATCATCAATAAGCAACCGTCCCCTGACGTAAAGCCCGACATCGTCTTCCTTCATTTCGGTGTAAACACCGATGGGTTCATCCATGCGGTGCTGCCAGAGCAGCGCAGGTAACGCTTTTCTGTCACTCCACGCCCGCAGGGAAGCAGCAAATGCCCCGGACATCACCACATCATCGTGGCTGTCCTTTACACCAAAGACGGAGCCATACCCTTCAAACTCACCGGAGTCACTGACAGATTTCAGACTCAGCGGTACATCAAGACGTTGTTTCGTCTGCATTGGCGTTATCCTTCTGCTTACCGGCTTTACTGCCATCGGAGGGTTTCGTGGTCATGTTCATCGGTGTGAGATAGACATCACCACCGGGACGCGGATTCATATCTTCCAGGTCGCGGCAGTCATTGGGAGAGTAAATTCCCCAGTTGATCCCGGTGGCGTAGGCTTCAAAACGGGACTTCATATCCCCGCGCAGTAACGCCCCGGCGTTAAATTTGGCGTAATAAACGCCCTGCTTACTTTTTCGTACCAGTCCGGTGTTGATCCGCTGTTCGATGCGGGTCAGATACGGCACCAGTGAATAGTTGATAAATCCGAGCCCCAGTTCTTCGATATTGTTGAAGGTGGCGCGATCGGTGTTCTGCACCATGTGCAACGGTACCCGGAACAGACGACAGATTTCTTCAAGCTGAAACTTGCGGGTTTCCAGGAACTGGCTGTCCTCGGCGTTCAGCGCCATCGACTTCCAGTCCAGCCCCATCTCAAGGATCATCGGGCGGTGAGCATTGCCAAGCCCGGTGTGACGCTCCTCAAAATCTTTCTTCAGGCGCTCATAAGCCTGATCTGACAGCGTCTGCTCTGTACGCAACACACCCGACGTCACCGCACCATTGCTGAACAGTCTGGCCCCGTGCTCTTCAGTCGCTGCCGCCAGCGATATTGCCTCGCGGGCATAGGCGATGGGATTCAGCCCCACCAGTCCGTCCAGCGTCAGCGTGCGCACATGCCAGATATCCTCCTGGCTCAGCACATCCGTGGAGCCGTCCGGGAATGTGACCTGATAGACCGGCTCCCAGCTACTGTTAAGCTTCGGTACCACACAGCCGGGATCGACGGGCAGCAGTTCAGCCACTTCGCCAAATGCTTTCACTTTGTAGGCGTAAAAGTTTCCCCTCAGGCACAGACAGGTGACCACCAGCTCCCAGAACTCCTGCGGCGTCATATAGCCATTGGGATGCGTGGAGATCAGCTTATGCAGACGTTCGCCGGTGGCTCTCTGCTTCAGGCTGCCGTTCAGGTGATACAGATTGCAGGGCAACATCCCGACCGACTCTGCCAGCACTCTGACGCAGGAAAAAACCGCCGTCAGTCGCATGGCCCGCTGACTGCTGATCTGCTTTCCGGTATAGGTGTCGTAGGACAACCCGATGGCATCCGCCAGCTCTGCTGGCGTGGTCACCGGTGCGTCACTTTTTCGTTGAAATAATCCCGAAAAGAACACTATTTACCTCCGCCGACAGACGGCTGTGTACGGTCGAGATATCGCGCCACCAGCCACGACCAGAACAGGCACAACGCCCCGGCAACAACAAACCCCGCCGGGGGATAAATCAGCCAGGCACCATACGCCAGCAAAAGCGCCCCCAGCACGCCCACCAGAGGCGCGAGAATCAGCATGATCATAATTACCTCAGTTAAAGCGAGCGGATCCCATAGGACTCAATGTGGTCAGACAGCGTGTCTTCTTTCTCGTACAGCATGGCTCTGCCAACCGCCATAATCAGCGCAACTGCACCATCGATTTTGTTTTCCGCCTGCTCTTTGACGGGCTTCACCACATCATCGTTACCCGGAATGGTTTTGCCGACCACGTTGCCAATACACCAGGTCATGATGGGATTGCCATCATGATGAAAGCGCCCCGATTCAATTGCCGCTTCCAGCTCTTTCATCGGGTCGGACGTGTTGGTGTAGTTCTGAATGATAGTGATGGGGTTCAGGTCTTCATCAGCAAGGTCATGTGACAACCCGGTCGCCCCGAAGGGGTCGATGGGTGACTCACTGACCGGACTGATTTTGTTCGCCGCTTTGGCCTCCTCGAGGATGTAGCGATAATCCACCTCCGCACCATCGGTAACGGTCAGAACGCCCATTTCCACCCATTTCTGAAAGCGTTCGGCTGTCCGGCGATCTTCATTTTTCTCGACGCTGTACACCGTGTCATACGGTACCCAGAAACGCGGGGCCACACTGTAGTAATGCGTTTTACCGTCAATCTCGCGGGTATAAAGTCGCGCCATGCTGTTCATATCCAGCTTACGCGCCAGGTCAAAGGCCAGAATGCACGGCTGCCCCTCGAACTGCTCAAGAGTCAGTGATTTATCCTCGCAGCTCTGCCAGCTCACCAGGTTGAAATACGCCGAACGCGCCGACACCCAGATATTGAGGTGTTTTGTTTTAAAGACGTTTGCCAGACGGGCGTTATTTTTCGCACGCTGCTGCTGACTTAACAAAAATTCGCGATAAACCGACACGCCAATATTCGGGTTAGCTTTTTCCAGCACCTGCGGGTCGGTCCAGTCATCGCCTTCGTCAACGGTATAGATGATCCCGAACAGTTCATCGTTGGGTACCGACCCGTTGAGCATCTCGATAACTTCCCGTCGCTTGTCGTAGCACGGCCCCTCAATGTTGTACCCGGCAGTAGTAATGGCCCACATCAGTGGCTGACGTCGCGCCCCCATCCCGGTAAGCATCGTGGTGTAAAGCGCATCGGTGGCGTGCTCGTGATATTCATCCACCACCGCACAGTGGGGTGATGAACCATCACCGGGGTTACCGATCAGCGGTTCAAACCGCGCGCCATCCTCCGGACGATTCATGTTTGAGGCGTTAACCTCAATCCCGAACGCTTCCGTCAGCATGGGTGTGCGTTTACACATCAGTCGCGCCGGGCGAAAGACTTCCCACGCCTGTTTCTCTGTCGTGGCACCGGAATACACTTCCGCGCCAAACTCGTTATCACAGGCAAAACAATACAGGGCAACACCGGCAGAGATTGCCGATTTGCCGTTCTTACGGGGGATTTCGGTATACACCTCCCGGAAGCGGCGCAGCCGGGACCCTTTATTGACCCAGCCAAACGCACAGCAGACCACAAATAGCTGCCACGGCTCCAGCGTGATGGGCATCCTCTTGAATGCCCACTCACCCTTGGTGTGCGGCAACAGCTGAATAAATTTGGCGGCCCGTTCAGCCAGGTCCTTGTCGAAGCGGTAACGAAACGACTTACTTTTTTCCGCCATCAGGTCATCAAGATGGCGCTGGCAGGCCTGAATCACAAACTGGCAGGCCACAATCTTTCCGCGCACAACATCACGGGCATACTGATTGGCAGCATTTACGTTGGGGTAAGATTTCCGGCTCATGACTCGATGATTTTCAGAAACGGGTTAGTGGCTTTCTTCTGCCCCGCCAGGCCAATCAGACGCTGGCGGCTGCTGGGGTCGAGTCCGAGCATTGCCCCCGTGCTGCTCATCTCGGACTCCTGTTCTTTTTTGGCGGTCAGCTCCGGATTTTTGACCCTGCCGCCCATTGCACCGGTGATGGTGTTGCCCTGTATGGCAATATTTTTCACGGCACGTCGCCAGAACTCGTAGGCCACGCACCACCGCTCAAGCACCGCGAGGTCAGTCACGCACAGCAGGCCCTGACCGCAGAGTTCTTTGGTTGTCAGTTGCCACATGATCGTGGCGAGAGGGAGATCTTCTTCAGCGAACCACTCCGGTGGCTCAACACCTTTGATGGGCGTAAAAACAGGTTCATCTTTATTCAGGGCTCGCTTGCCGGGGTTTCCGGCCAGCGCCTTGCGCGCCGTTGGCTTGGGGCGACGCCCGGAACGCCCCGCCGTTCCAGCCATATGCGGCACTCCTGGTTAAATTTCATTTTTCGCGGGTATAAAAAAACGATGGGGCGGGCAGTCCGGAAGACGTCAGGTCACAGGGATTTGACCCGCCCCTCCCCTCTGGCAGTGGGAACTGGTTCTTACTTCAGCCGTTCACGGGCCGTCTTCGCCTTATGACACGGCCAGCACAAACTCTGCAGATTACTGTCGACATCAGTGCCGCCATGCGATTTAGGGTTGATGTGGTCAACGGTCTTCGCCTCACGCACCACACCAGCACGCAGACATAACTGACACAGGCCTTTGTCACGCTTGAGCACACGTTCACGGATAACATCCCATTTCGAACCATAACCGCGCTGGTGTCGGGACTGGCCCGGCTTGTATTGTTTCCAGCCTTCGCTTTTGTGGCTTTCGCAATAGCCTGACGGGTCAGTCGTGGTATGGCGGCAGCCGCGAACACGGCAGGCTTTTGGGATTCGTGATGGCATATGTACTCCAATGAAGAAGCCACCGACATAGCCTCCTCCATTCATCGTGAAACTATTTTCATCTACGCAGTCATGAATTCTTTGTAGAGTTGTGATCAATACAACTCACTAATGGAGAGGCTTGTCCAACACGTTGGACAAGTTTCCTGTTTGATTTACTGGACACTATAGAAGGACAGAATGCCTTCCTCACTCGAATAACATCAATTAAGGAGGTTCAACATGTTTCATTCCACAAATCATCAGGCTGTAATTATGGCTGCATCAGTTTGTGCCACAGACCTTTTCCGCTTCACTTTGAGCCTGATTCATTTCTACCTGACCGGCTCGCCTCTATCTTTTTAATCCCCGCTTTATCCAAATTGCATTGCCAGAATGCCGACAACAGACCGACATTCAAATCCTGACTACCTCCAATAGTCTGACCGTACACCTATATAGTTTTAATTTTCATCAATCCATTTAACTATCGTTTAATTGTTGTCACATAGGATTCTGCCGTTTTTAACAATGCAGGATAATAAGATGAAAAAAATGTTGTTTTCTGCCGCTCTGGCAATGCTTATTACAGGATGTGCTCAACAGACGTTTACTGTTGGAAACAAACCGACAGCAGTAACACCAAAGGAAACCATCACCCATCATTTCTTCGTTTCGGGAATTGGACAGGAGAAAACTGTTGATGCAGCCAAAATTTGTGGCGGCGCAGAAAATGTTGTTAAAACAGAAACCCAGCAAACATTCGTAAATGGATTGCTCGGTTTTATTACTTTAGGCATTTATACTCCGCTGGAAGCGCGTGTGTATTGCTCACAATAATTGCATGAGTTGCCCATCGATATGGGCAGCTCTATCTGCACTGCTCATTAATATACTTCTGGGTTCCTTCCAGTTGTTTTTGCATAGTGATCAGCCTCTCTCTGAGGGTGAAATAATCCCGTTCAGCGGTGTCTGCCAGTCGGGGGGTGGCTGCATTATCCACGCCGGAGGCGGTGGTGGCTTCACGCACTGACTGACAGACTGCTTTGATGTGCAACCGACGACGACCAGCGGCAACATCATCACGCAGAGCATCATTTTCAGCTTTCGCATCAGCTAACTCCTTCGTGTATTTTGCATCGAGCGCAGCAACATCACGCTGGCGCACTTGCATGTCAGTAATTGTCGAGTTCGCCAGCTTCAGTTCTCTGGCATTTTTGTCGCGCTGGGCTTTGTAGGTAATGGCGTTATCGCGGTAATGATTAACAGCCCATGACAGGCAGACGATGATGCAGATAACCAGAGCGGAGATAATCGCGGTTACTCTGCTCATACCTCAATCTCTCTGACCGTTCCGCCTGCTTCTTTGAATTTTGCAATCAGGCTGTCAGCCTTATGCTCGAACTGACCATAACCAGCACCCGGCAGTGAAGCCCAGATATTGCTGCAACGGTCAATTGCCTGACGAATATCACCGCGATCAATCATCGGTAAAGCGCCACGCTCCTTAATCTGCTGCAATGCCACAGCGTCCTGGCTTTTCGGAGAGAAGTCTTTCAGAGCAAGCTGCTTACGGTAAGCATCCCACCAGCGTGAAAGAAGCTGATAACGTCCGGCGGCTGTTGATTTTAGTTTTGGGTTTAGTGTGACAAGTTTGCGAGGATGATCGGAGTAATCAGTAAATAGCTCTCCGCCTACAATGACGTCATAACCATGATTTCTGGTTTTCTGCCGTCCGTTATCCGTTCCTTCTGACCATGCCACCATATCGAGGAAAGCTTTACGCTGGGAATTTAGTATCTGCATAAATTACTCCTTAGAGCCACTAAACTTATTACCGATTACTCGCATTGCAGCTCCACGAATGGCATCAACACCGATCAGCCCAACGCCACCACCAATGGCAACAGAAAGCGATTTAGGCCATCCGACATACTCAAGCGCGGATGCAAAAGTCAGCGTCAGAGCACCACAGAGCAAAATCTCGAGCGTTTTTCGCTTCCAGCCACCACCTCCGCCAAAATAGGCGATACGCAAACCAGCCATAACGATCGACATAATCACTGCCCCCAGCGGGGTGTCTCCACGCCACCAGCTCTGGAACAACTCCAGCCAGTCCGGCCAAGTATTTGGGTTATGAGGCATTTGTAGTTATCTCTCACCTGCGATTATTTGCGGGTGCTGTGTTGGAAATAAAAAGGCCACCCGAAGGCAGCCTGATTTAATTATTCACATTAATCGTCACTTAATAGGATTTGGTTTTATGTCGTCAAGCCAGTCGTTATCACCTCTTAGCTTGGCTACTCGTCCTTCAACATTAGTTAATGGTTTATAAGCAGAGTATTTGCCTATAGCCCTAGCAGAATGCTCTCCAGCAACACGATAATTTTGGAAGTCCAACTCAAGTCCATGCTGCTCCGCTCTCATTCGAATATAACCACGAAGCATGTTTTCTCTAAATCGAAACCAAGATGGACGATTCCCTAAAGCAGGGATGATGATGCATCCAAATGTCGGTTTCTTCAATGCGTTGAACTTTCGCTCAAACGTGGATTTATCTAAAGGTGTTACATCAAGCGATTTGCAAATTTTAACGTACGATTCTGATATATGAGTCTTATGTCTGGTCAAATCAGCCATATCGGACATAGCCCAAAGAATATGCTTATATGACTCATCACGTCCCTCTGTTGCATCCGTGTAACTTTGCCTTAAAGTTTCCGAGACTGAATCAATTGCATCATTTAACCCTTTAATGAAAAGGTTGTAATCAACAGAGCTATATTCACGTATTGAGCTTTGACATGTTAAAAGGATTTTTTCACAAATAAGATGAATGTAGTTCGGGAACCCGTCACTAAGACCCGCAATTTTATAGCGGACAGAATCATCGACAGTCAGGCCAAACTCATCGAAAGCATTATCAATTATTTGAAAACGACCATTCCATGGTAAACTATCGAGATGTACCTGATGTATTTGTCGCTCACTTGATTTATGCCCTCCGATTAAAGTAACGAGAGAATCACCAATCCCCGTAAAAATTAATTTTACTTCACACGCCTGATCACCAAGTTGCTTAATGAGTGATCCAAACTTTTGTCGTTCTTCATCAGAGTCAATTTGGTCAAACTCATCGATAACTATATAAGGAATCTTTGAGTGAACTTTAGTTAAAAATTGCAACGCCCGAACGGCTGCAGAAACTGAGTCAATTTTCAGTTCTGGATAATTATATTTTTGATTTTGACCAGCATTGATACCACCAATTCCAGCCACATTTAAGCCAAAGCTCCATCCCTGTGTATCGATTTTCTTATCCTGAGGTGTGCCTCGCAAAATAATGTCATTCATGACACTTGAAAAAGTGGATTCTTTCTCGCAGCCAACCAAAATAGGTTCAGCATCTTCCTGCAGCTTAAAAGCAACAGTTTGCGCTAAGGATGTCTTTCCTACTCCGCGATCACCATAAATGAAAGCATGCCGACCTGTAGCATAAAGCGCCAATTCGAGATCGGTTACATGTTTTTCACGTCCAAATAACAGTTCCATAGAAACAACTGGACCCGTTGGTCGCAAAACTTTATGCAGTTTATGCATAAAGTCTCGCAAAGAAAGACCTCCACAGAGCATTTTTATTCTCCTGCATTTTTTTCGAAAACTATAACATCATTCTTTTTGGCAAGCCTTTCCTAAACGCAAAAACCCGCACAATGGCGGGTTCTTACTATTATGTTGCTCAGTTCGCTTTTCGTCCCGAGCTTATCACAATTCAAGCACTTTCTTGCTCACTTTGCAATTTAAATCTGTCGCTATTTGTGCCAAACGCATCACATAGTGGAGCGTACAGGAGCGATTCGGCCAAACTTATCCATGTGTCAACTCGGCGGCGACAGGTAATGAGCGCCCAGTCAGGATGTTTAATATGAAGCTCATTGGCCATTTGCAACTTGCTCTTACGCAGACGATACCGGCCAACAATCACACCGTATAGAGAACGGTAATCATTATTCATCAGCACCGAGGCGATCACACCGTCAATCTTCAGGCCTTCATCGTCCGAGCAAAACGCCAGACTACTTTTGTTTTTACTGTTGAGTATTTCGCGCAAATAAGCTTCGAGCTCTGGTTTCGTAATGCCTGACTTTTTCATACGGCGCAGCGCATCGTTGATTGCAGTTTTGGTAATTTTGCTGGATACAAGCAGTTGGTTAAACATGTTACCGCTAGTCCCTCCACTGATATAAGACCAACGCCCCCACATGCGGAGCTTCCCCTGAACCCAGATACTTTCCAGAGTACGAAGACGAACCATTTCACCCGTTTTGCCAATTTCAGAAGGATTAATCATTTAGAGTTCTCCACTTACGCCAGCACGCCAATTGCCAGCGCACGATCAATAAAACGAAATATCAGCTCCAACTGGGAGCCATACTTCTCTTCAAATACCACGGTATCCGCATGCAGCTCGTCGTGATGCTTTCTGCACAAAGGCAACACAAAAAGGTCATGCGCTTTTGTACCCATTCCACCCTGACCGTGACCTATCAGGTGGTGGGCATCATCAGCAGGCTTTCCACAACATGCGCACGACTGCGTCTTAACCCAGCGCGTGTACTTTTCATTAACCCAGCGGCGACGTTTTGGGCGTAACATAAAAGACTCCGGCGACTCCGGATCCACTTTCAGCGCCAGCACCTTTTTCGCTTTATCCTGGATGATGCTGGTGGAAGGAACCGAAGGCACAAGGTCACTTTCCCGGGTGACAGATGGCACAACAGGCTTCGGTAATCTCAGTGCCTTACGGGCTGCACTTTCCGGTAAGGCATCCGCCAGGTCATTACGAACCAGCCACCAGCACAGTTCCGGCATTGTCACAACGTGACTATCATTAAAACCGAGATCCCGACGCACGACAGATAACACCCACCGGGCACAGTTATCCGTTGCCATTGATTCCAGCCGTTCCGTGAACTGATCGCGCAGCTGGTTATCACAGTGCCAGCACAGACGGATTGCGCCCGGCGCGTGTCGCATTGTGGTCATGTTCTCGCTGTGCCAGTCGGAATGAGGCCACTGGCAGCCTTTTTCACGAAGTAACCAGCTTTCAAGACATTCCACCCCACCAGCACGACGAATCACTGCCTCATTACGGAACACGGCCCGAACGACAGGATCATCCGCCAGCGGTTGTGATGCCGCGGGAACGGCACCACTGGCGAAAGATGAATAATGCTCCGGCTCAGGCTCCAGCAGGACACGCCCCTGCATAAACAGGGGCATCAGCTCTGAACCTGGTCTGAACAATACGATCCCCATACGCGGGGCAATTTCAGGGGTCAGTAGTGCTCTCACGGTCACCTCAATGAACGGTATCGAGCAGCTTTAACAGCTCAGGGAATCGGGATTCGAAAAAGTGCGGCTGCGTCTCGCGCGGATTTGCGGGACTGGTGATGTTCTTGCCGAACATGCAGCCTTTCGCTGTCAGCGACCAGAATTTTTTGATGTTGTTAATCGCGGTACGGCTGTATCGTTCGCGCTGTTCGACGATCCCCAGCTTCACCATCTGGTGATATGCCTGATTAGCCGTAAGGCGGATACCATACTGCTTCAGCAGTGCACTCAATGATAGCGTAGGGCGGCTTGAGCCATCGAGTGCATCAGCAGGAGCATCAATGGCATAGCGCGGTGCCAGATTCGGTAAGCCAACAGCCTCCTGGAGTTTCTGACAGGCACCAAGCACAGATGAGTTAGACAGGTTTAACTCCCGACGCATAAAGTCCAGCAGAATCACACCAGCCTGCATCTTGTCAGCAGCCTGTCCGGATAATTTTTCCGGTGCGCTGGTTACCATGTCGAAAGTACGGATCACCTTCAGATGGAATGACGGGCTGATCCACATTGCATAGGCATACACCAGTTCCTTGCAGACATAAGTTCCCCGTTCATTTCCCCCATGAATCACACTCACCGGGTCAACACCCAAATTCTGGGTGTTGGTCAATTCATGAACGAGTTCAACAGTTTGTTGGCTGGAAAGAAACTTTCCTGGCTCCTTGGTTCTGGCATTTGCACCAGATGCTACTGCTGCGCGATGCAGATCGTTCAGGCTGTAACGCCCATAAGCATCACGACGAACTTCAATACCATCAATGACCATCAGATTATTCATACTTCGTTTCTCCTCTTGATCAGGCGGCTGCACCCGCCGTTTTCTCGTACTTACTGATAGTGATCTCGACCTTCCCTTCCGGGATAACCGGTCCCCACTCCACCAGCATTCTTTTCACCTGGCTGTCGTCTTCCCACACACCCGCGTGGGTCAGGGCGTCAAACAGTGCCTTGTTATAGTTGTCCAGATCGCGGATCCGGTTATCCGGAGGAAACAACACAATCTCCACTGAAGCAGGTGCCGACGTTGGTTTCGGCAGACGACGTAACTGCTCAACTATTGCTGCGCACGCCGCGCTCTGGAATTTTCGCCCCGCCGCACTTATCAGGCTCTTACCAGCAAATGCCCCTTTGTTGGGGTGTCGCCAGTAGGTGTTCACGCTGGGTGGAAAAGGCAGAATCAGCTTCATACTTTCAGCCCCCTCTCATGTAACCAGTGGGTTGCACGCAGCCTGGCGTTTTCCTCACCGGCAAGCAGTGAGCGGATAATCCCGACCGCCTCGCTGTCGTCATCCTTCACCGCGGTATGAAGCGTGATGCCCCGGGCCACGCCACGCTTTATCGTGATGACGCCTTTTTTCTCCAGTGCGCGAAGATGCTCCACCGCTGCATTCACTGAACGGTATCCCAGCATGGTTGCCACCTCCTGATTGGTTGGCGGGAAGCCACGTTCTTTCTGATAAGAAATCAGCATATCCAGCACCTGCTGCTGGCATTGAGTTAACGTCGTCATGCCGCCATCTCCCTGACCAGTTTTTCTGCCTGCTGGCGAACCTGCGCCAGAAAGGCCTCACCACATGCCTCAAGTTCATCGCGCCCGATGTAGCTGATTGCCGGTCCCTTCCAGGTCTTGTCGAAAACAGCAATAGCACCAGCGAAGAAAGCGCCTGTCGGCACCTGCTTCTCATCCTTCGGGATAAACCAGGCAGGCAGTTCAAAACCAATACGCCCGCGAATAAAAGCAATATGATCTGCATCTTCCGGCCACCACACTTCGCTGGTGGCAACTTTGATCAGGAAAACATAGCGCCCACCTTTATCACGCATGGCACTGGCATGCTTCATGATGTAACGCATGCCTGTGATGTATTGCCCCTCATGCTGACTGGCGCGGCTGTATGGGGGATTACCAAAGGCAGCACCTTTAAGCTCCGCAAGACGTTCTGACCAGTCATGCGCCAGCGCGTTGTCTTCCGCCGTGTAATACGCGGCACATTTGGCGTTATCACCGTCAGTGAACAGATCCAGAACAAACGGGCCAAACAGGGTGTTAATTCCCCAGAAAATGTTATCCGGCGTGCGCCACTGATCGCCCACTTCCTTCAGTTCATGGGCTGGTTTGTTCCGCAGTTCCGCCAGCGCCTGGCAATATTTATTACTCATTAAGCCTCCACGTAATTCCCTGACAGATACCACTCTTCACCCGATGCAGCGCGCTTGCTGCTTTTCCGTAAGCACCGCTCACGACGCGCCAGAAAATTGTTTCGTTCTGGCTGGGAGTGGCTTTCACGGAATGCCGCCATCCACACCGTTGCAGCACGACGGTATAAGCCCCTGGACTCCAGTTCTTCAGCCTGGCGGGTCAGGCACAAAATCACCCGGGGATCGTTAGTGCCGACATAGAAATTGCGCACAGGTCTGGTTTCACGAACTGGTTGTGGTTCCGGCTCCTGCGCTCTCTCAGTCAGGCGCGGGAAATGTCTGCGTGTATCTCCTTCACAACGGTGAGCCACACGCCCACTCTGACGTAACTTGCTTGCTGACTGCAGAACGCGCTGCCGTGAGTAACCTGCAAAAGCATCCGCAATGTCTCCGGAAGTACAGCCCGGATGGGCTTCAATGAATTTCTGAACGTCATTTAACAGACTCATGATCACCCCCTGAATCCTGCCGGGATCTGGCTGTAGTCCACGTTGTCGTAACTGGATTTGAAGTACGGGTCTTCGCGTTTTTCGGTGTACGTGCTGACGGACGGCGATAAGCGCAGGGAAAGCTCATCCCATTTTTCCCGCAGCTTCGACGGGCTGAGCACGTTACGGCACCAGAACGGATCGCGGCTGACGCGGCTGTACATCTCGCAGATTTGTTTGTGAGTACGACCATCCTGCACACACATCAAGCGAATTTCGTTTGCCCAGGCTGTCCAGTTCGGTTCTTTGGGACGAACCACCTCGCCGTCACATTCGGCAGCCTGCTCGTACAGGGCGATGATTTTTTTCCAGAGCCACTGTGCGCAGGTCAAATCATCCTGCGTCCCCCACTGGCGCTTTTTAGGGCTGAATACAACCGCATCAGGATGGCGAGTTAAAAAATCCTGTTCATCCGTCTGCGTGTCCGGTTGCGAAGCGTCCGGACGAGAAGTTTTTTTATCTGACGGATCATGTTTTGATTTTACTGACGGATCCCCGCCAGATTCTGACGGGTGAAAACCCGCTTTTTTGCCAGATTTCGACGCATCAAATTTTGACGGGTCAGATTTTGATGCGTCAGATTTTGACGGGTCAGAATCTGACAGTTGAGAAAATGCCGCTGCCTGAAGCTTCGCAACGTTAAGCTGATAAACATTCGACGCATTGCGGTTACCCTGGCGACGCGCCTTACGCGTTAACCAGCCTTCTGCTTCCAGCCGTGCGATAGCCGTTCTGACGGTACTCATCCCCGCGCCAATCTGGCGGGCAATGGTTTCAATTGATGGCCAGCACACACCTTCGTCATTACTGAAATCAGCCAGGCGGGCCATAATTGCCACGCTGGATAATTTCATGCCTGATGCAGCGCAACCATCCCATACATAGCCGGTTAATTTAGTGCTCATGACCGACCTCTATTTCCCTGAATTTACGACGAAACTGTTCGAGCGGGCTGAAGCACTCATGCTCATAGCCTTCGCGGAGGTAGATAACCCGTTGTGTTTCCGGCTCCCAACGAATGACTCTGACGGGCACTCCGTAGTGATCTTTGAACCAGCGGTTAACTTGTCGCAAAGGACTGTCTCCTTCTGCCGGTTGAAATCACCCACAGCCCACTCTGCAAAGCTGTGGGTTACAATTTCCCTGTCACCTGGTACATTTACTGCATAGCAATACTCCACCTTCGCTTTTCCACCCGGTACAGGAAGCGCAATCAGTTGCGAGCGACGGTAGTGTGTTGTTAAACTGTTCATGCGTTAGTTTCTCCACAGTCACGACACGCCACGGCGCCCGGAGCTGCACACTCGCGGGCGTCATTACTTTCTGAAATGCAAAAAATTTTGTAGACCAGTGCTGCATGCTCCTGCAGCTTCGAAATTGAGAGGTACAGCTCGTCGTTAATTGCTGTCTTCTCATGCGGTTCCACTACACCGTCTTCAATTGCTGAACGAATCTGTTTTGAATAACTGCCGATCTGTTCAATGACTTCCAGCAGGCGCTGGTTAATATCGGCGTTGTCCACATCCTCGACGTCAGGAAGAGACACAAAGACGCCATTTGCAGACTGCGCCACAGCGTCAGCAATGAAGTGAGTTCCACCAGCACGTTGCAAAATCATTGCCCATCCCAGCGGGAAAATCTGATCGCCATCGGCACGAAGGCGGTTAAATAATGCGTTCTCTGTTACATCCAGCCAGTCAGCTGCTTCAGCGTAACCACCCGGCAACTTTGCGATAGTTTTTCTGACAGCTTTCACGTACCACTCAGGCTGTTTTTCTACTTTCCAGTGATGCTTACCCACGGTTAGCCTCATCGTTCTGTGGTTTCTGTTAATCGATTTATCCATTAGATTTTTCATAAAGCTCAGGTTTAAATGGCAACCGTCCGCAAGTTCTATATGCAGCTTCTGCTGCACGTCCTTTTGGAATTAACTGGCCCGGACGGTTTCGCCACTGATAAACGGCTTCAGTTGTTATGCCGAAAAAAGCAGCAACTTTCTCAATACTGCCGAAGTAGCTTTCGATATCGTCAGTTGTCATACGCCCTCCAAACTAAGTTTTATTAGATGCTAATTACAAATCTATCTTTGGTCAATAAAAACTAAGATTACTTAGTAATTAAAGAAATGGTGCTCCTATGGAAACGGTTGGTCAGCGTATAAAAGCTCTGAGAAGAGTTACCAGAACGTCCCAGAAAGAATTGGGTAAATTTTGTGGAGTAAGCGACGTTGCTGTGGGGTACTGGGAGAAAGACATCAATACCCCTGGTGGGGAGGCACTTTCGAAATTAGCGAAGTTCTTCAATACGTCAATAGATTACATTCTTTATGGTGCTGAGTTTGAAGGCAAACTCGTCACAAACATGCGCAGAGTTCCTGTAATATCGTGGGTTCAGGCTGGGCAGTTTACTGAGTGCAGGGCAGCAGAAGTGTTTAGTGAAGTGGACAAGTGGGTAGATACATCATTAAAGATTGGTGATAACTCATTTGCATTAGAGGTTAAAGGTGACTCCATGACTAACCCTAATGGCCTCCCAACAATACCAGAAGGCGCAACAGTGATTGTAGATCCAGATGCAGAACCTCGTCATGGAAAAATAGTCATCGCTCGACTTGATGGAACAAACGAAGCTACAGTAAAAAAATTAGTCATCGATGGCCCTCAAAAGTTTTTAGTGCCATTAAATCCTCGGTATCCCAACATCCCTATCAATGGTAATTGCCTTATCATTGGTGTAGTCAAAGGAGTTCAATACGAACTCTAAGACCTCTCTTCTCTAACTAAGGCACCGAACTAAGAAAAGTTTGGTGTTTTCTCTTGCCATAACAACTAAGTTAAGTTAGATTTTATGTCAAAGATAACGAACAGGCAGGACGCCCACGAAGTAGCCGCCTGGGGCATATGAAGTCCAAGATGATTCGTTGAGTCATGTTGTGCCACTAGGCACTCATGTTAAAGCAGGTGTATGAAATGAAAGTCCAGATTTTAAACAATAACTGTGAAGTCGTTTGGTCATACGACATAGCCGCCCATGTAGATCAGAGCGGCGATAGCTGGGCCAATGGGAAACATCAGATTATGGCTGGAGTTGTATTCTCTTTACGCCGTGCTTTAGAACAGGCTGAAGTCTTTCCATCAGACCCTGAATGGAAATGGCCTTTTTCTATTTGTCCAAATTCGGAGAGTACATTTCAGAAAATTGGTCAGAAAGTCGCACTCGAAGAGCATCAGCCAACTGTTTCCTGATTTTTTCAGGTAACTCGTCGGCATCGCAGAAACAACAACGCTCGATCATGTTGAAAGCCGATTCGTAGAACTGTTTTTGCTGAGTGTCGCTGAGACAGGAAAAGAGCGACGTTACGATGATTTTATTAATTGCATTATCAAGTTCTTTTTCATCAAAAGTCATTTGATTTTCCTTTTATGTATACGGGCTTAAAAGGATACCACCGAGCCTGAAGTGGTGAAAAGACAGGCACATAACAGCTAAGTATTTTCAACCAGAGAGAATCCTTAGCGTTGTGGTGAATGCGGCTCAGCGCACGCGGGTTAAGGTTGAGGCTGACAGTCGACCTTCTGTGGATACCCACCCGCCTGGTGTGCAACCTTCGCCAGGCACCGGGAGGCACCCGGCACCACAACTTTATGCTGTGTGTAGTCCTGGCGGTACCAGTTTGTACACTTGCTTCCGGCTGGTACCGCTCTTTTTACAAAACAGAGAAGAGCATCACCGGACGACGGGCTCATAACCCAATCCATCCGGGCGGCTGCCACCGCAGGTGTTCTTCTCTGTTTTGTGGAGAAACTAATCGGCCTTGCAGGGTCGATATGATGAGGAGCAACAAAATGGCTAGCGAACGCAGTACTGATGTGCAGGCATTTATCGGGGAGCTGGACGGCGGCGTATTTGAAACAAAAATCGGCGCAGTTCTCAGTGAAGTCGCTTCCGGTGTGATGAACACGAAAACCAAAGGTAAGGTCTCACTCAACCTGGAAATCGAACCATTTGATGAGAACCGTGTGAAAATCAAACACAAACTCTCATATGTTCGCCCGACTAACCGCGGGAAAATTTCCGAAGAAGACACCACCGAAACGCCGATGTATGTCAATCGCGGTGGTCGCCTGACTATTCTGCAGGAAGACCAGGGGCAATTACTGACTCTTGCCGGTGAACCTGACGGAAAACTCCGCGCAGCAGGTCGTTAATATCATACTTAATAAACTGATTATTTATCTCATCACTGAATATCTTTATATAGTGAGGACTTATTATGTCTCAGAACTTAGACGCAACCGCAATTAATCAAATCCATGCCCTTATTTCTGCTCAGGGTGTTAATGAAATTATCAGTAAGATTGGTGCCGATGCTGTGGCATTGCCTGAGAATTTCCGCATTCATGATCTGGAAAAATTTAATTTAAATCGTTTCCGTTTCCGTGGTGCGCTTTCCACTGCCAGCATCGATGACTTTACCCGTTATTCTAAAGATCTTGCAGATGAAGGCACCCGCTGCTTTATCGATGCCGATAATATGCGTGCCGTCAGTGTGCTTAACCTGGGTACTATTGATGAGCCAGGTCACGCAGATAACACTGCCACTCTCAAACTGAAAAAGACAGCACCGTTCTCTGCTCTGTTGTCTGTTAATGGCGAGCGTAACTCCCAGAAGTCACTGGCAGAATGGATTGAAGACTGGGCCGACTACCTTGTGGGCTTTGATGCTAATGGTGACACCATTCAGGCAACCAAAGCGGCTGCGGCGATCCGTAAAATCACAATTGAAGCGAACCAGACCGCTGATTTTGAAGATAATGACTTCAGCGGCAAACGCTCCCTGATGGAGTCTGTCGAAGCGAAGACCAAAGACATTATGCCAGTGGCATTTGAATTTAAATGCGTTCCGTTTGAAAGCCTGAAAGAACGTCCGTTTAAATTACGCCTCAGCATTATCACTGGCGATCGTCCTGTACTGGTTCTGCGCATTATTCAGCTGGAAGCAGTGCAGGAAGAAATGGCTAACGAATTTCGTGATCTGCTTGTTAAGAAATTCAAGGACAGCAAAGTAGAAACCTTTATTGGTACTTTCACCGCCTGATTTCATTACTGCAAATGCCCCTGCGGGGGCATTTATGGAAACGTAATTGACTCAATAATCGCCGGATGGTGAGGGCTTCCTTTTACCAGAATTCAGCGCGGTGCAGCGCATATACGTGGAGAACAAAATGTCATTTATTAAAACTTTTTCCGGGAAGCATTTTTATTATGACAGGATAAATAAAGACGACATCGTTATTAACGATATCGCGGTTTCTCTTTCAAATATCTGTCGCTTTGCAGGACATCTTTCACATTTCTACAGCGTCGCCCAACATGCGGTGCTTTGCAGCCAACTGGTACCGCAGGAATTTGCTTTTGAAGCGTTAATGCATGATGCAACAGAAGCGTATTGCCAGGACATCCCCGCTCCACTGAAACGCCTTCTTCCTGACTATAAACAGATGGAAGAAAAAATAGACGCCGTAATCCGTGAGAAATACGGGTTACCCCCGGTTATGAGTACGCCCGTGAAATATGCCGATCTCATCATGCTGGCAACAGAACGCCGCGATCTCGGGCTAGATGATGGCTCTTTCTGGCCTGTGCTAGAAGGTATCCCGGCAACAGATATGTTCAAAGTGATTCCAGTGGCACCAGGGCATGCCTACGGGATGTTTATGGAACGTTTTAAAGAGCTGCATAAGATACATAAGCAATCCTGACAGCGAAATTAACTAGTGAAATAGTTTTGTAGCAAAAGAAATGAGGTTATCAAAAATGCTTCAAATGCTGACACTTGAGGAATGGGCTGCAGAAAAATTTAGGAGTAATCCTCCAAGTGTGTCCACATTGCGTCGTTATGCTAAGCAGAATTTATTTTGTCCACCGGCAATGAAACAAGGTCGACTGTGGCGAGTACGTGAGGACGCAGAGTTAGTTGGGGAATTAGTTACTCCAGTAATCAAGAAAAGTGATTCTATTATTCTGCAAAGGATTTTAAGCAATGGCAGCCAGACCACGTAAAAATAATGTTTCAGTACCTAACTTGTATCCGCTTTATAGCAGAAAAGTAAATAAAGTCTATTGGCGATATAAGCATCCAGTGACCGGGAAATTTCATTCGTTGGGCACAAATGAAGCTGAAGCTATTGCTATTGCCACTGAAGCTAACACTCGTCTGGCTGAGCAAAGAACCCGGCAGGTTCTAGCTATCAGTGATAGGATCGCAACCAGCAAAGGAAAAACTATAACAACATCATCATGGTTAGAGCGTTACCAAGCTATTCAGGATGACAGGCTGAAAAGTGGTGATATAAAGCTCAACACCTATAAACAGAAAGCCAAACCAGTATCCTTGCTCAGGGAACGAGCAGGAATGAAGTTAATTTCATCCGTTGATGTAAGGGATATCGCACAATTGCTTGACGAGTATATCACTGCCGGGCAACCGAGGATGGCGCAAGTAGTCCGCTCCGTTCTAATTGATGTATTCAAGGAGGCACAACACTATGGGGAGGTCCCTCCTGGCTATAATCCAGCATTAGCGACCAAACAGCCCAGAAGAAAAATTACCCGACAACGGTTAAGTCTTGAAGAATGGCAAAAAATCTTTGATATCGCAGATGCCAGTCATCGTTATATGGGGAATGCCATGCTGTTAGCACTGGTTACCGGTCAGAGGTTAGGTGATATCTCGCGTATGAAATTTAGCGATATTTGGGATGATCATCTTCACGTCATCCAGGAAAAAACCGGGAGCAAAATCGCCATCCCGCTTTCCCTGCGCCTCAATGCAATTAACTGGAGTTTACGCGATGTAGTAGCCCGCTGCCGTGACTATGCAGTCAGCCCATACCTTGTACATTTTTTTCGTACGACTTCACAGGCTGAACGTGGCGCGCAGGTTAAAGCCAATACATTGACGATGAATTTCACTAAAGCGAGGGATTTGGCGGGAATTGATTGGGGGGATGGAACTCCTGCAACATTCCATGAACAACGGTCTTTATCTGAACGTCTATACAAAGAACAGGGGTTAGACACACAAAAGTTGCTGGGACATAAATCACCTAACCAAACAGCTCGATACCATGATGATCGTGGGAAAGATTGGGTTAAAGTAGCCCTCTGACAAATGAAGGCTACTAGATAGCAGAAGACACATTTAGCGTACCGCTGGTTCTGCTTGAGCTGGCGGATCATTAGGTATGATCAAATTAAACTGACCACGAGCAACATGTCCGTTTTCGGTCACTTCTAAATAGCTAATTCTTACTACCTCACCAGTCACAATAGCGGAGGCAAGCGCCTGTAACTCAACCGGGCGAGCAATATCCTCAGCTACTTTTATAGTAAAACTCTCTCCATTACTGACCCGGATCACACTTAAGTTTAACTCAGAGCTTGATATTCCGGATCGAGAGAGCCCCTTAATATAAAAGTTATCAAAGCGTTCTGTTCTTTCTCTGTCAACACTTTGCCTGTTTCGATAATCCTGAAGGGCTGCACCATCATATTGTTGATTTCCGATCTTTACGGACTCAGCATCTGACGCGACCGATTTAAGCAAAGAGGACTTTCCATCTTCACCATGTGCTTCAATTTCGCGGCTAAGACTAGTTTCTCCCCTACGTTTGACCTCTCTCCCCAACTCAAATGAGCGTGTCATACCATCTACTACCGTTTGAGTCGTCTGAGTTTGAGCATTTAAGTCTGCGGCATGATCTTGGCTATTTGTGTACAAATAATAGCAACCACCTACCGTCAAAGCGGTAATCAGTGCTAGCAAAATTGTCATTTTCTGAACGCCAGTCATACCTTCAAACGCTCCCGTGAGGAATGCAAGAAACTGATTAATGGTACCTGACCAGTCAGTCTCTGAATCAGTAGAACCTTCCTTTATTTTAAATATAACATCCAAAGACTGTTTATCTTCATTAGTCAGCCTTTGTAAATTTGAGGTGCCATACTTCGCCAATGCATAAGCACGTTGAAATGACTCATGCATACTCGCCAAGCCATACACCATAGAGCTAGTCAGTGAAGAATGAAATTTTTCACCTTTTACATTGATATGAAGATTCGGCCACCCTTGAAAATCTATATCTGCAGGTATATCAGCACCGGGATGTTCGGTTTCCTTTTGTAGAAAATCATCCACAACGTTCCAAAATGTTTCTGCATTCTCAATAACAATTGCTGCATCAGTCAT